TATATTGGCTGAAAAATTAGTCGTGACTGATAGCTGTGTATTATCGCATACTGTGTAATTACGTTCATTTGCGAATTCGACTACACTAGAGGCCAAACCAGCAAATAAAGTCCGCTTTCGCGAATCGAGTAAGCGTATCTTTCCGTCCCATATCTTATGACGATATGAGGGCGAGAACTTGGCTCCGGGCACATCGAAAGTAAATCGGTCGGAGAGTTCGCGCAATATTGAATCATCACATTGTAAGCGAATATAACTTTCCGATATCTTGTCTATCGTTATATTAACCACCGGCGGTAAATTTTCGCCAAGACATAATATTTCCGATTGAATTATTACGAAATCCAACCTGTCTGACTATATCGGTCAATATGCGAACCTTTTCAAGTTGAATGTCTAGTTTACGTGCAAGTTCTATCATAATAGGATCTGTCTCTATAAATTCATTAACGTCTGACTTTGACAGCCTGCGTCGATTCTGTTCTTTGTTCAGTTCCTTAAGATCCTCTTCGGTAGAAGCTCCACGATAATAATCATATAGCTTTCGCCATAAGGTTTTTCGATGAACTTCTAGGCCACGGCGCACATCCTCGGCCTGACTAAGCCATTCCACATACTTGCTATGTAATGACATATTACGCATCAAAACAAGATCATCCACATCTAACTTATCATCGATATGGGAATCTATTTTCCATTCGGCTATAATTTCTGTTTTTTTCATAAGGCATTATATAACAATAAAAAATCATTGTCAAGTCAATACTTCCACATCATATCGAAGATACCGAAATGATGCTGTAGCTTCCAGATATTCAACATCGGCTGCGGTCGAGTCAAATGTTAATTCGGTAATAGATGTGGGAAACATATCGCGAAAGAATATGTTTACCGTTGGATTCTTATGCGAAGATAGAACAATAAGTGTACCATCGCTAATCATAGAAAGAGGAGAACCTTCTCGCACGTTTGGAATATTCGAAGCCCGCGATAAATCGCGCGTCTGATTCAAACTTACTGGATGCCCTAACCCAGTAAGCCAATTATGAATTTCGAGATAATTGGCCATGTTTTCATCGACCCGAAATCTAAGAGATAGTGAGTCATATGTAATTCGATCACCAATTCTGGGAATAGTTAAAAGCGGAGATGATTGTTCGATGACTGCCATACTAATAGTAGGTATTTGTACTGATTGACAGAAATAGTTTACATTGGGCAGTTTCTTAATGACAAATTTAAAGCCGAGAGGGCTTAGAAAATTTGGATTGGTGGGCTGATTGGCTAATACGCTCATATTTTAAAATTCCTCTTGTATGACTATATTTATATTAGCGTTTTCATCAGACAAAAAATAGGGCTTGGATTTTACTCCAAGCCCTAAGTTATGTATACAGAAATGTGAGATTTCCTGTATACAGTTGGCGCTGTTTTGGATAACCTTACATTAGGTTAGTGACCTTGACGAAGCGGTAGTATAGGTTCTGGTTGTTCGTACCGACTCCGCCGATGGCGCCAGTTCCATTTGTTGTAGCGAATGGATTCGCGACCATGCCGTAGCGTGTCTTGAAGCCAATCTTAGGCTGGAAAGTATCCTGACCAACCGCACGAACCATCTGAAGAGGAACGTATGGGCAGTAGAATAGGCCAGCATCGAATGCGCTTGACCCCTTATAGCCGAGTGTCAGATAATGAGAACCGGCCGAAGAGGAGAAGTATGGATCGACATAGACCTTGATACGACCGCCGAGAACACCAGCAAATGTGTTGCCAGTATCATCAACCTGTAGCTGATTAGCGAGTGCTGGAGTGTAATCGAGAACACCAGCCATCTGAAGTGCTGAAGCAACGTCGCTAGAGCAAAGCATCACGTTGCCCTTACCGCGACGAGTAGCCTTAGAAATCGCGTTAGCTTCGCGTTCCACCTGGAATAGAAGACCCTTGAACTTCTCAACCATCCAGCGGCCGTTAGAATCAACATCGAGGTTGAAAGTACCGGCAGTCGTCACGTTTTCCTGAGCGCCCGCAGAAGCCGAGAAGTTAATTGTACGAACAACTTCACGATTGATTTCTGCAAGAATTTCAGAAGATAGAATATTTGCGAGTTCTGTTTCAGCATCGAGACCATGAACGGCCTTGAGATCCTGAGCCAGTTCCATCGTATACTCGGCCTTGAGAGCGCGAGATACTGCGGTCACGGCAACCTTTTCAATCGAGAATGCCATTTCCTGGAACGCATTGCTTGAACCATCACCGCGAGCTTCAGCAGCTGCCGTCGAAACGCCTGTAGACACAGTATACGTTCCAGAAGTTGCGCCAGAGGTGCGAGTTGTAGGATCATTGCCAGTCTGCGCTCTGCCAGTGGAGCTGTTAGCCACAACCAGCTGTGACGCTGTGTTGCCAGCGGCTGCACGCGAGAAGGTTGTATTAGCTTCATTGAAGAGTGCTTCAGTGCCGCCCTGGCTGCTGAAACGTGAACGCATTGCGAAGATCAGGCCAGTTGGACCTGTCATTGGCTGCACGCCGCAGATGTCGTATGCGATCAGGTTTGGCATAGAGCGACGAACCAGAGAAATCAGCACTGGATCGAATATATCGACGGAGCCGTCGCCGGCTGTCGAGCTTGAAGCGCCCATTGCGTTAGCAGGAGCAGCTTCGCCGAGTAGAGTGGGAGAAGTATACCCGCCAGAACCGAATGAGTGTTCGCGAGCCGACTTCTCTTGATTTTCGAGAAGCTGAGCAGTTACGGCACGGCGATGATGATCCTTAATTTCAGAAAGATCGGGGTGACCAAGTACTGGACCCCACTTTTCCATTAGCTTATTAACAGACATATTGGTCTCCTTTGTTATTCGTCTTATTTATAAGAATTACTTCTTGAGTGAACGAGATATTGCATTCATATAGTTCCGCATTGCAGGGTCGACGGGAACTGATTCCGCGTCATTTTCAGCGATGGGCTCGTCGTCTAGGGTGACTTGAGTTGCGAAAGTCGTTGGATTAGGGCTTGGGAAATACGCCTCGCGTAGTGTCTTGAGCTTGGCCTTGAAGTTTTCGGCATTGGTGTACTCAATAGCTTCGCTAAGCGATTCGAGCTTTACGATCTGCGTATCAGTCAGACCCTCAGATACTTCTACAATAGCAACTTCACGTTCGAAAGAACTAATTTGCTTCTTCAATTCAATATTCTTAGTAATTTCCTCATTGAGTGAGGATTCCAGTGCCTCGACCTTAGCAGCCAATTCTTCGACCACATCTGTCTTACCTTCTGGAATATTTACATAATGCTCCGAGAAAAGAGTACGAAGTCCAGTTAGAAACTCTTCAGTCATCTGAGCCTTTAGGCCGGTTTCAACTGCAAGCTTGTTATCTTCCATCCACTGCTCGATAACATAATCGAGATATTCGTCCAGTGTGTGGCTAAGAGCTTCAATCAGTTCAGCGTTCTTGGCTTCGATGCTGGCTTCATTCTCAGCTTCAATTTTCTCTACAGCCTCGTTGATCTTATGAACGAGAGCGGCGGTGAAAATTTCGGAAGCCTTGGTCTTGAATTCTTCTGTTAGATCAGCGCCCTCAAAAATGGCAGCCACATCGGCAGTCACATCTACATCGGCACTTGTAATACGGCGAGTGACAGCAGGCTCAACAGACTGTTCTGTGTCTAGCTCGTTGGCGATTTCTTGATTATCGGAATCGGACATATCATATCTCCTTATAGGACTGTAAATTCTTTATTATTTATACAAAATGAAATTTTACAACTTCTTCATGAAAGATTCAAATATCTTAAGAATAGTTGATTCCGTATCTCTAGAGCGAATAGCTTGATTTATCGCAGTTTTTGCGCGATCAATATCAATTTCCTTAAATATACCGTTGTTGTAAATCCATTCCCGCTCTTCCATAATACCTTTCACGAATGCGTTTGGCGCTGATGGGTCGGCTACTATATCAGCCGCGGTAGCTAGAAAATAATCATTTTGTACTTCTGAATAGCCATTCTTTTCTTTGAGTGAGCCCATGCCGCGAGATGACACGCCAAGCTTGGCTCCTTCGCTCATCAGATTTTTTACGATTTGCCCATATGGCGTGTCGAGAATCTTGGCTCGGCCAACAAACTGTTGCCCGTCTTGTTTTAGGGATTTAATCATATGAGATACGCGTTCGAGATTTATAGTGGGTCCCGTAGGATGCCCGAGTTCACCATAAGCCCGATTCTGATCAATGTAGTCTTTGCTATATCGGTCGCACTCACGCGCAAGAATTTCTACGGGATAGATTCTTCCATTTTTATTTTTGATTCCACCTTCCATGAACGGACCCTGAATAAAATAATTCTTTCCACCCGCATCGGTTGCTTCGGCGATAAATTCCAAATTCTCATGAATTTCGCATATTAATTTCATGGCATCTCCTAGTATGTTGATCCGCCGGATACGGCTGAAATCTTATGGAGCTTTACAATAAGCGTGCTTGGTCCGCTGCCAATCTTTGTTACCACGAGATTTGCTTGTGGATTACCGCCCTCAGTATCAAGTATACGCCCATCTGATAGATCGAGATAATCCTGGCCGGTCAGCGCACATATTGTATTTGCGCCGCGGCGAATTTCAAAGTAGCAAGAATTGGCACCACCGCAATTGACCTGCATCGATACGATATTCATCGACTGTACGGTTTCATTCGCGGTATTTGCACCGACAGTTGAAGTCGCATGATTTGGTTTGATGAACCCACCCGACGTAAACTTAGCAACGACGAATCCGCCCTTGGATTGCTTTGCGACAATACCATTCGCAGTATTAGCGGCCATTACTTATCTCCCTTCACGCGCGCGGAGAAATTCATCATCTTGAGAAGTCCTGCCGCATTCTTATTAATAGATTCTTTGAACTTCTTGCCATTTTCGGAATTAAGATTAGCCTGAATACTAAGTAGTTTCTTGGCAGACTTACTATCAACTTTAGCAGTATCACCATCGGCGAAAGTTACCATCGAAGACTTACCGCTTTTAGCTATCTTAGTAAGCATAGAAGATACATCTTCGACTACTTTAGATGTTCCCTGATGTACTATTTTTCTCTCGCCGGCAACGGCATTATCGTGCTTTGCGCTATGTGGTGCGGTTTTCTTAGCATTCAGAATAGAGATAGTTTTACCGTCATCCTTATCCGCCGGATAAACGGATTTGACATCATGCGCCGCGACGAACTTGGCCGTTCCCTTGTCTCTATTTTCTGAGCCGACAGCCAGATCATTCTTAGCCTTCTTGTTTATTGCTTCGACCAGGTCTCGAAACGATTTAGACATGAGTATCATCCTCCTGAGAAACTACATCGCTATCTGCCTCCTGAGAAACTACAACGGTATCTGCATCATCATGATTATCTTTGCTGAATAGAGTTGCAGCAACCGCTGTCTTCTCCAGATTAAGCCTAGCGCCTAATTTATCCATAAGTATATCATGTACTGCTGTTCGAAACCCATTAACATCACTATCTATCATAGCTTCAATTGGATTAGACATATAATTCTCCTTGATGTACATCTTATTTATAAAACAATATTTCTATCTATAGCCAATATGGTATTTTAATTGTCGTATTGTTGGGTAATAATAGAGTGATATGGCCTGCAGGATTAGCTGTAAGTGCTGTAGTCGATATCACGTTATTGGCCAATTTAGTTATACCATGGGTGTTTGATGAATGTGAAGTCAATTTTATGAATGAATTAGCTACTTGCAATCTGTCAGATACTAAAGCACGAATAGCAGTATTAGTACCAGTCAGATTTGACTTGACATTCGTGATTGCAAGATTGGTATTTGCTAGTGCAGAGTTGAATGTTGATGTGCTGATACCACCGCCACCACCACCACCACTATTTGCTTGCCATTTACCAAGAGTTTCATTATAAACTAAACTATGACCATCGGTTGGTGAACTAACACTATTATAATCTACGTCATCTAAATTTCGTAAATTTACTTCACCGGAACCAGCAGAAGTTCCCATTGCGGCGCTATATGCGATTCTGGAAAGTTTTATATCAACAGTTTTTGTTAATTGATCAAACTTTTTTTCTAAAGGAGCTACATTCGCATCAGATCCCGGATCGCCTTTATCTCCCCGAGGTCCGCGAGGTCCTGCTTTGCCATCGATTCCATTTTTACCATTAATTCCATCTTTGCCGTCGATTCCATCTTTGCCATCGATTCCATCTTTGCCATCGATTCCATCTTT